AAGAAAGAAAGCGAAGGTAAAAAATGAAAAAAGAAAATCCAATGTTATTAGTTTTGCCAACAAAATCTGAGGTGTTATCGCAGGTAAAAAGCAGATTACGGCCAATTGCAAAACCCCTTATGAGAGTTGTTTCTACGCCTGCCGGAAGCAGTATTTATTTTGTAGCACCAAGAAAAAGAACTTTTACAAAAATCAGCAAAATATGATACCAACTAAAGATATAAAATTTCAATTCCCGACGCCTCTGGGCCTGATGCCGGAAGAGTTCGAGATTCTCGGCATACGGGAACACATCGAAATGCACATCTGGGCGGAGCAAGAATATGTACTGCCGGAAACCGCCCCTCTTCCGGGACCGTGGAGCAATTATTATACTCCATACCTTATCGAGCCGATGCACCGGCTCTGCGCAGTCGGTCAATGCCAGGTGACGATAATCTCATGCTCGCAGGCGGGCAAGTCGGAACTTACAAATATTTTAATCGGATACACCGTCGCTCAGCGGCCGGGGAATATTCTTGTAGTTATGCCGCGGGAAGATGATGCGCATACCCGCGTCAATACCCGTATAAGACCGATGTTCAGAAAATGCCCGAACCTGCTGAGGCAATTGCCGGGCGGCAGGCCTGAAGGTCTTAATGCCGGAAGCGAAACGGTACTTAAAAATTATATGATCTTGTTTCTGGCATGGTCCGGCTCGCCGGCTGCGCTGTCGGATAAATCTGTGCCGATAATCGTCCTTGACGAAGTTGGTAAATATCCGCCGAAAAGCGGAAGAGAAGCTGACCCTGTATCGCTGGCAAAAAAAAGAGTAAGAGCGTTTAAGGGCAGATGGAAAATCCTTGTCGCTTCGACGCCCGTTATCGAAGATGACCTTATCGACGCTGAATATAAAAAAAGCGATATGCGAAAATGGTGGGTCAAGTGCCCGCACTGCGAGGACTGGCACCTGATGAGCTGGTGGAATGTTTTCATCGAAAAAGACGAGAATGAAAAATTTTACGAGCCGGGCTTTTATGCCGACGGCAAACATTCAAGATATGTCTGCCCGGACTGCGGGTCTCTCTGGACGGAAGAGCAAAGATGGATAGCAGCGTCGGAGGGGAAGTGGTGCCCGAAAAATTGTAAGGTGATAAATGGAAAAATCGAAGGTGAAATTTCAAATACGGAGCATTACGGTTATCACATTCACGCTCTTATGCTCTCGCCGATATTCTCGACGGTATCAGATTTGGTTCAGGAATGGGTGGCAGCCAATAAGGCGAAACATACCGGCGATAAAGAGCCTCTGCAGGACTTTTATAATTCGCAACTTGGCGAGGCGTTTTATGAAATTCAGGCAAAGACGGATGCGAAAATCATATTCGAGCATCGGGGACTTTATCGAGCAGGATTCGTGCCGGATTATGTGCAGATACTCGTTAATGCGATCGATGTGCAACTCGACCATTTTTATGTGATGACGCTCGGCGTCGGGTACCTGTGGCAATCGGCTATAATTTTTTATGAGAAACTTCAGACGGGCGATACGAAAAACATCGAGAACTGGGGGCCGGTAATAGAATTTCTTAAAATGTCTTTTCCGAGAAAAGATAAACCGGAGGAGAAGCTCTATCCTTTGGCAACGGCGATCGACTGCGGATACAATTATGAGACGGTAATAAATTTCTGCCGGATGATTACATTTCATCGGGTGATGCCTGTCAGGGGCGATGATAAAGTTCGAGCGGTTTTGTGGCGCAAAAACGATAAAGATTGTGCGCCGGTAACGCGGTATGACCTGAATGTCAACCTGATTAAAGACAGCGTTTATGACCTTATTCATCAATCGACGATACCAGGGTCGGGTTATATGCAGATACCGGCGGACAGCAGATATGAACTGGCCCAGCATTTGAGCAGCGAAGAGCGGGTCATACAAAAAATCGGCAAACATAAAAGAAGCATCTGGCTGCCGAAAGATGAACATCATCCGCTTAATCACTTTTGGGACGATACGGTTTATGCCAAGTGGCTGGCTGATTTTCTCGGAGCGAGAATGCTGAGAGACCCGGCGGAAATTGTTAAAACAAATGACGAAATAAAAAAAGAAGTTAATTCCAAAAAACAAATAAGAACTCATTATTGATGAAAGGATTCAAAATATGCTTACCAAAGCGCAAAAAAAAGAAATCAAAACCCTTAAAAAAGAGTGCCTCGCAAACGGTCAGCCCCTGCCCGGTGCCGACCCTGCAAAACTGGCAAGAATAGAGGCGCTGATCGAAAAGGCCCAAGAGCCGGCAGCGGGTACACCGGAGCCGCCGGAAAAAGAGAAGCCAAAATACTCTTTCCCGACAAAATCACGATGTCCGAGATGCCAAACTACGGATACCGAGGCGACATCAACGCAGGACAATATTCAATATCGGCAATGTAAAAGGGCGATTTGTAAGTGGAAATATACCGTTCGGGGCGTAAAAGTCTGAGTAAAACGAAAATTCTTTACAGATTTGTAAACTTTTTTCGGATTTGCACAAGAAAGTTATTGCGGACAGCTGAAATCGTTCGTAGTTTAGAATCGTTAAGAGTTTAGGCTCTTTTGATAATATAAAGATTTGGTTTCACGGCCGGCGGGCTTTGAGACCAAAAAAAATTAAAAGACGGCTGTGCAGAGCTGTACCTCTGCACGCCGTCTTTTTTTGTAGCCACAGGCAAAGGGCGAAAACAAATGGCGATAACAAGCTCGAGCACGCTGGCAGAAGTAAAGGCCCAATATAACGATAATTTAGACTGGGACGGCAATCCGACAAAGGCGACCCTTGCACTGGCGGCGATAAGATGGCTGCTTGTAAATAGACCCGCAAGATTCGCAATCGGCGGCAGACAAACAGATTTTACGGTGCTCGAGGCGGAAAAGAAAATGCTTGAGGATTATCTTCAGGTATCCGGCGGCATCGTTAACCGGGTGTCATTCACGCGGGGAGTGATGAACACATGAGCAAACTTTCAAGAGATAATCAGGCGATAGACATCGGTTATTTCGGAGGCAGATACGGTTCGCTCGGTTATCGCTCGGCATCTGTCGCCAGCCGCGAGGGAAGAAGTTATGTCGCCAAGAGCGGCGAGGCTCTTACCCGTTACGACAGAATCCAGCTTATAAACCAGAGCAGAGACTTTATCCGCAATAATCCGATTTACAAAGGGATGATAGCCCGCGCTGTCGGTTATATCGTCGGTAACGGTTTCGGTCTGCAGGCCAAGACGGGCGACAAAAATATTAATGTTCAAATCGAAAAACTTTGGAAAAAATTCTGGAAGAAGCCGGAAATCAGAAATATTCTATCCGGCCGTAAAGCGGAAAAAATGGTCTGCAGCGAAATGCTGACCGTCGGCGATACCGGAATTCTGAAAACCAATAAAGGCAAAATTCAGCTTATCGAGTCCGAACAGATTGTCGGCAAAAAGGGCTGGGCCGACGATGGTATTGCAAAAGATTCGCTCGGTACCCCGATTTCATTTTCAATCGGCGGTTACGGAACATCCGGTCAAATCGATAAAAGAACCATAAAAACTTATTCGCCCGATGTATTTCTGTTTTTAACCGACCCTGAAAGACCAAGCTCAATTCGCGGCGTTCCGCCATGTCAATCAAGTTTTCCTATGCTGCACAGAATAAACGATGTCTGCGATTCAGAAGCGATTGCGTGGCAGCTCCTGGCCCGAATGGCAGTGTCGATTACGCGAGAGAAGGGAGAGCAGCTCGGATATAACGAAAGTAAAGATGACCCCCAAAAACCGGACGGCAACAAATTAACTACCCGGCTGACAGAACTTGATTACGCTCTGATTTTCCACGGCAAGCCGGGTGAAGAGATAAAGGGTATCGAGCGGAATGTGCCGGGCAAAAATTTCAGCGAATCGCTGATTATGTTTTTGCGGCTTTTGGGTCTGCCTTTGGGTCTGCCTTTGGAAGTTATTCTGCTCGACTGGACCAAGAGCAACTATTCACAATCCCGCGCAGTGCTCGAACAGGCATTTACTTCTTTTATCGGATGGCAGTACGAAATTACGGATTTCTTTTTGACGCCGGTTTACGAATGGTTTTTACGAAGTCAAATCCGAAGCGGCCCTATTAAAGAAACGGAAACCATATTCGAGCATGACTGGATCAGGCCGACATTCCCGTGGATCGACCAGCTCAAAGAAGCGCTTGCCTGGGGCGAAAAATTAGACCGCGGACTTACACTGCATAACAAGGCCCTGAAATCTCTCGGCACAGAGCGGGATGATGAGATGACTGAAAGACAGGCTGAGGTTATGGATGCAATCGAGAGGGCACAAAACATTAAAACCGAAACAGGCGTAGAAGTTCCATGGCAGATATTCGCGGGGCTCCAGCCGCCGAACCAGACGCCATCAGCGGGCGAAGCGGCAAACGATGCCGAAGAGGCCGCGAATAAAAAATAAAAAAAAGATGACAAAAATAAGGACAACTCCAATGCCGATGAATAATCCTTTTGCAGCGGAAATGAAAAAAGAAATTTGGGCGATGGAAACCCGCAGATTAACTGCGATGTTCTCGCAGTTTAATCAAATAGCTCCGGAAGCGATGGTTAATCTGATCGAAATCAAAATCGAAAAACAAAAAGCGCAGATACGGATAGAAAACGATATTGCGATTATCAATATTCACGGGCTTCTGATGAAAAACCCGCCCGGCTGGCTCGCATGGTTCGGGATTGAAACAACCGATTATAATAATCTCAGGGAACAAATCGCCGAAGCACTGGGCAATGATAATATAAAGTCCATTCTTTTGCATATCGATTCGCCCGGCGGGACGGTTGCCGGCGTTTCGGAAGCGGCCGAAGCAATCGCCGAAGCAAACAAAGCAAAACCGGTAACGGCGTATATCGAGGACATCGGCGCCAGCGGGGCATATTACCTCGCATCACAGGCAGGAAACATAATCGCCAATCCTAACGCCGAAGTCGGGTCAATCGGCGTTTACGGCGTTTACGAAGATTTGTCCAAAATGGCCGAGATGATAGGGGTTAAAGTTATCGTAATCCGCAGCGGCGAGCATAAGGGGATGGGTGTGCCGGGCGCCGAGATAACCGAGACACAGATAAAGGCCATTCAGGATGTTATCGATGGAATGAACGAAAATTTCAAATCGGCGGTGGCAACAGGCAGAAAATTCGACAAAGAAAAAATCAATGAACTCGCGACCGGCCAGGTATGGATAGCCAAAGAAGCCCTGAAGCTGGGGCTTATAGATAATATCGTCAACGGAATAAACGGAATTCCCGAAAATAAAACAAATAAATCCAATATGAAAGGACAGAAAATGCCAGAGAGTACAGAAACACAAATCGATGAAAAGGCAATTGCGGACAATGCCGCAAACGCAGAACGGCAGCGGATGAAGGATTTGAAGGCCGCATTCCCGAATGATCCTGCTTTCGCGATGGAACAGTTCAGCAAAGGCGCCGATGTAAAGACCGCAAAGGCCGAATACGCCGATGTTCTGGCGACTAAAAACGCCGAACTGACAAAAGAAAACGCCGAACTGACAACCAAAGCGGCAAACACCGGCAGCGAAGGCGCCGACCCGGTTGACGGGAGCGGCAGCGGCACAGACGCGGACGCAGACAAAGATGATTTTATGGCTCTCTCCCGCCAGCGAGCAGCGGAAAAGAAGATCAGCGTGACAGAAGCGATGCGCCAAATCATTGCCGAAAATCCCGATTCGCATAAAGCGTTTCTTGACAAGAGCGCATCGAAGAAAGTCGCCATCGGTGGCAAAGCCGAACGAGTCAAAAAGTAAAACCGACACCAGGGAAAATATATTATCAGAAAAAGCCAAAACTTAAAAATGAAAATGAAAATTTAAAACAGGAGTACAAAAAATGAGCCAGATTTGTGAAGGCAATACGAAAACTTTTACCGCGGGCGAGGACCTCGAAGCATTCCGCCGGGTAAAATTCAGCGCAGGCACCGTGATATATTCCGATGCCGGCGAGGTATGGATAGGTATAACTCAGCAGAAAGTCAGCAGCGGCGAACATGTCAGCATTAAACTTCGCACCGGAGCCGGAACACAGAAAGTGGTTGCGGCAACGACTTTTGCTATCGGGGCCGCACTTTACGGCGCCGCCGACGGCAAGGTCGATGATGTCGTTCTCGGGCAGGTTTTCGGAACGGCCCTTGAAGCGGCTACGGCAGCCGGCGATATTATCGAGGCAATACAATGAGATTGTGTTCAGACACGATGGATCGGTTGATGAGCACGATTACAGCGATGCATATAACACCAAGGCCCAGCATGCAGGTCATGTTTTGACCAGGGCTGCGGCAGGAACTCAGGGCGCTCCGTTTATCGCGCTGGAGTAAAAGTTTTAAAAGTAAGTACAGTTCGCGGCAGATCACCGCGGACTTAAAGGTTAAAGACGGCTGTGCAGAGCTGCACCCTGCACGCCGTCTTTTTTTGTAACTAAAAATTGAAAAATAATTTTAAAGGAGTATAAAAATGCCAGTACAAACAGCAGCTTACGCAGTGCCGAGAGCGGACCTTGGCGAAGCCTTTCACGAGTTCGTGCCGGAAGGTCAGAAGTTTATTGCCGACCTGATCTTGCCGCCGCGGGAAGTTCTTAAAAAAGCCGCGACACTGTCGGTAATAACGCGGGAAAATATGAAACGCGCCGACACGAAGCATTCCAACGGCGGAGTATTCAACCGCATCAATATGGTAACGGAAGATATGACATACAAATGTATCGACCGCGGGCTTGAAATTCCTGTTACCGAAGACGACCGAGCGAATTACGCTTCCGATTTTGAGGTGGAGCTCGAGAGCACTCAGGTTCTCAAACAGTCGATGATGATGGAGCGCGAGGTTCGGGTTAAGGACCTTGTATTCAATACAACCACCTTTACAGGCGCCCCTCTTTACACCGACAACAGCGGCTCACCATGGGCAACGACCACAACCAATGTTATCCAGCAGATAGTAGCCGCAAAAGAAAAAATCAGACTTGGAACCGGTGTAACACCAAACGCCCTGATTCTCGGCGAGGCGGCCCTGTGCCAGCTTTTAGTCAATACAGTTATCAGTGCTCGATTCCCCGGAGCCGCATTGATTACCGAAGAGATGCTGCGGACGCAGTTGGCGGCAATTTTCGGTTTGCAGCGGCTGATTGTCGGCGGCGTTGTTTACGACAGCGCTAAAGAAGGTCAGACTTTCAGCGGTTCTGATATTTGGGGTTCGACCTATGCGATGGTTGCCAAAATTCAGGAAGGCTCGACAAAGGTCAATCCGGGGCTGGGTCGTTCAATTATCTGGTCGCCGCTTGATCAGAACATCGACTCAATCGTCGAGTATCGCGAAGAGCAGACCGAAAGCGATATTTACAGGAGCCGCGAATATCGCGAAGAGAAATTATTCGACGCGTACTTCGCTCACCTGATGAAGATCAATACATAATCGTCCAGACGGCAGTCCCCTCTCTCGCTTCGCAAGAAGCTGAGGGGACAGAATCCATAATTACCGCCCCCACGCTTTCTTGCGAAAGCAAGAGTGGGGGCAG